TTTACAAGTAGACATTGATGGAACCACCTGGACACCACTAATCGGAACAATAACAGTTCTTGGAGATGTTACGGGGACACTATAATGCCAGTTATTAAGATTTCTAATAATGTACCACAAATTCCCCCAGTTATTAAAGTTGGTGGAAAGGTTTTTAAGACAACCAAGTAGGAGATGGAATGTCTATTAGCAAAAGCATGGATTTTCCATCAAGCAAAAAAACCAACTATGCCAAATTAGCACAACAGGTGCAGCAGCCAGAAAATGCTGTTTCTTATATTCCAGTTCCAGGTCCGCCAGGGCCAAAAGGCGATCCAGGCTCAGCAGGTGTTCGTGGAGATAAAGGTGATCGTGGAGAAAAGGGTGATCGTGGAGAAAAGGGAGAACCAGGTAAAAATGGTAAAGATGGAAAAACCTACCTTCCAGTTTATGAGCAAGATGTTGGTTGGGCAAGATATACAAATTCTAAAGATTTAATGTTTAAGCTTGGGGCAGATGAAGGAGAAGATGGCTGGGTAACAGTATTTGTCGAAGCTTCAAAAACGAAAAATGAAGACTTTTTGCCAAGAGATACTGGAAGCCTTTATAATTCAGAAGCCAGAAAGATAATGCTTAAATCATTAAAGGTTGGATCTCAGGTAACTGTAGCCTACACCTTTTCAGTAGAAACATTTTCGAATAATACTGAGCTTTGGATTAGAACATATCTTCCAGCATCTGATAAGGCCATAAGCACCCTAGTTGGAACCCTAAAATATCAATTTGAATATGAAATGTCAATTGTTCAAAAATTTTATATAGAAAGCGAACAAAGTAGGTCTGGGGGAGCAATTCCACAAATTAGAACAGACCTTAATGCAATAGCAAAACTACACTCAATTGAGATTTCTGTAGCTTAGTCATGCTATAATAGGCCTATGGCATTTCCAGGTACTTATAACATTAATTATTATCAGGGCGACCTGTATGAGTTTAATATTTACCCAAAAGACTCTACTGGGTCAACTTTCAATTTAAGCGGATATTCAACTAAGTTTACTATTTCTACAACTCGTCCAGCAGGACCTACAACATATGAAGGCATAGCCACTATTTCAGATAATGCTGTTTTGTGTCAAATACCTGGCGGTATTGGAAAACAGCTAACACCTGGAACAACATATCAGTATGACGTTCAAATTAAAAAGCCAGTAGCAGGCGGTGCAGATAAGATTTATACCCTTCTAAGTGGACAGATTACAGTAACAGCAGATGTTACAAGGATGGCTGGAGATTAATGGCTGAGGTTCTTTTATCTTCAGATGATCTAACTGTTCTTGGTGGCCCAGCAGAAATTAGTCTAGATGTTGATTTTGGACCACAGGGAGAGCGTGGAAGTTTAATATTTTATGGTAGCCAAAAGCCAGACGCTTTTAGTTTTCCAACAGATCTAAAGGTATATGACATATACATTAACGTTAACCCAACAGATGATGAATATCAGTTTGTATATCAATACTTGCCAGAAGTTGGTGGTGCATTAAATTGGGCAAAAGTTCTTAGACTAAGTCCAACCATTTATAGCTATAACCAAACAGTAGCTTTTGATTCTAGCGGAACATCGTTAGACCCAATAGAAATTCTATTATCTAATTTTGTTTCAGAAGATTTAATTGGCACATATTCCTCTGACGATTTCAATGTGCAAGTTAATATACTAAATGAAAATCCAGTAAGCATTGGAACAACAGTATTAGATATAACCCCTGGATCTATTCAGGCTCTACCAATTTCGATAAAAGCTATAGAGTATTCTTCTGGCTCTTGGCAACCACTTACAGGCTCACAAACAGTACATATCTTGGTTACCCTAAAGAACAATATCTCTTAAATTCATGTGATATAATTTGAATTGGTGATAGTTTATGGCTTCTGAAAGTATTGGCTCAATATACCCAACGCAAATTCCTGGGTATGACGATGCTGCTGACATCAAGGCAGCCCTAAAACTATATCATTATGGATCTGTTACTGTTCCAACTGTAGATGAAATAGGAACTGATCCAGGAGAGATAGTAGCCAATTCTGTTGCAGGACACCTTAAGGCATTAGACACTAGAATAGATTTGGTAGAAGCTGTTGGCGTTGGATCTGATTACGCTACAACAGAACCAGTTTCACCAGCAGATGGTTTTATTTGGGTAGATGCAAATAGTACAGCACCAACACCAACCTCACCAAATTGGCAATTAATTTCTTCAGGATCTATGCTAGGAGCATCAATCAGCGTATCTGGCATCGATGGACAAAAATTTTATATCTTATTAAATAACTGGAGTCATAACAATACGATAGATGATGGATTAAGAATTAGGTTTAACTCTATCTCTACAGCATCTTATGTTTTATATCCAGACTCAACACCAGCAAACGGGTTTGACCTTGGAGAAGTCACGGACTCGTCTACTCAAGTAAACATTATTAGTGTAGATTTATCTGCAACTGCATCTTTGGTTAAACCAGTAGCAATAACTGGAACTGGCGAGTCACATACTGGATACTTTATTAATTCTACAGCAATTACATCTGCACAAATATCGCTTGCCAACGGAGGAAGTTTTGACAGTGGAACATATCAAGTTTGGAGCTACGAATAATGACAACTATTTCCTCTAACTCAAAAGTTGCCTATATCTACGATAGTGCAACAGACACTTGGTATCCAACAGCTGGTATAGCAAGCACATCTGCAAATTATTCTTGGACAGGAACTCACTCTTTTGGATCTACTACCACTTTTCAAAATTCTGTAACATTTGAAAATGTTCTTAATGCTAAGGCTGGGGTTAATAATTTTCAGAATCCAGCAGCCAGAGATGCAGCAATAACATCACCAACTAATGGAGTTGTTGTTTTTGTTAGAGACGATGCCAATGGAAATCAAATTAATCAGATACAGTATTACTTTAATGGATTCTGGATTAGCTATGGCGTAACTATTGATGAAAAAACAATATCCTATACGATTGCCCTTAATGATGTTAATAAACTTATTAAGGTAAATAGCTCTTCTAACCTAGAGGTTCTTATTCCCGTACACTCATCAGTTAATTTTCCAATTGGTTCAAGATTAGAAATTTATAGGGCTGGAACTGGAGAAGTTACTATTGCTGCAGTTAGTGGTTCTGGTGTAGTTGTAAGAAGCAAATTAAATAATAATAGGATATCAACTCAATATTCTGGTGCTATGATCACTAAGATTGGCACAGACGAGTGGCATTTGATTGGTGATTTGAAGGCATAGGAGGATGCAATGGTAAATGCATTTGGTTACTATGCATCTGCAAAGGGAATGGTTTTGGTTCCAAACCTTTCTGAACTTACATCGGCTGCAGCCATCTCCGAATTAGAGTCTGAAGGCTTAAACTATTCTCTGGGTGCTGATGTAGATACTACAAATGCAGCCTTAGATAACCTAGTTGCAGCACAAGATCCAGCTGCAAATACCCTGGTTGATTATGAAACTGTAGTTCAATTTAGTCTTTACAATCTTGTTTCAGTGCCACCGTTCTTCCCGCCATTCTTCCCATTTTTCCCATTCTTTCCAAGTTTCCCATCAACACCATCAGTTTCTGTTTCAGCAACAGCAATTAGCGATACACAAATTAACGTAAGTTGGTCATTTACAAACTTTACAGCACAATCTTTTCAAATAACAAGAACTGGTGCCCCACCATCTCCAAATGTATATCCGCTTGTAAATTCAACCGATACGACCTTTACAAATCTAGGTCTTACATGTAATTCAACATACACATATGACATTATATTTTATAGCGGTCTAGATGGAACAGGAACACAGCTAAGCGGATCTGCAACAGCAACAACCTCAGCTTGTGCAGCTATATTTGCAATTACTAGCACATCATCAGGCCCAACAAGTATTACATATTCATGGGCGAATCCTCCAGCAGGAACCACCTCTTATAGTGTATTCTATGCAACTGAGGATGTCCCTAGTACGCCAGTCAGTACAACATCAACAACCTATACTTTTGAAAGTCTAACCCCAAACACTACTTATCAGGTTTATACACAAGCTAGAAATTCAGGTGGCACACTATTGGCAACGGCATCTGCTTCTGTTTCAACACAACCAGTTTCATCACCATTCTTCCCTCCTTTCTTCCCACCCAGCTTCCCATTCTTCCCACCATTCTTCCCACCGTCATTCCCGTCATTCCCAGACTTTCCACCCAGCTTCCCACCAGAATTTGGATCAACAACCTATTATGGATGTTGTGGAGATGCAACTTCAGTAACTGGCACATATGCTAGCCTAAGTGCTGCAACAACTGCAATGGAACAATTCTGTGCTACTGAAACAATGACTCCTTTAGTTAGTGGACCTAGCACATCGCCAATTTCTTGTTTGTGTGGTGGTCTCCCAGAGCCATACCCAGGACAGTGTTTCTGTAGTGGAGGAGTATGGATATGCTAAAATATAATAAAAAGGAAGACAATAATGACAGACGCTGAAGCATTAATAAAAAGATTTGCATTTGTAGTGGATGGAGATGTTATAGGAGTTATCCATATTCCAAACACCGCTCCAAATTATGAAAGACTTTGGGCTGGACTAAGCTCTAACCCAATAGTTGTAGAATCAACTATTGATCCAGACATTAATTATGGCTGGTCCTATGACGGAGAAACTTTTACAGCACCAGAAAGTATCTAATATGAGTAAGATATCTCCATGGCAACAATGGAAACAAAATTTAGGAGAAACTCGTCCTTGGGACCTTATAAATCCTCAAACTCAATGGGCAACAGAAGAGGTCTCAACAAACAGGTTTGATATCTGTAAGTCTTGTCCAGAATTAATTAAGCCAACATCTCAATGTAAAAAATGCGGATGCTTTATGACTGCAAAAACAAAGCTAGCTTTGGCAACCTGTCCATTAGGTAAATGGTAATGAATAAAAAAGAGCTTGCCCCTGGAATTGTTCTTTATAAAGATATTTTTAATGGATATCAAACTTTAATTTCAGATATAGAAAATGCTGTAGATTCAAAGATTACTAGTTGGAGCCAGGCATCAGTAGTAGAGAAAAATTTTGATGGCATTAACACAGAATCAAGGGATACCCTTAGTCTTATAGTTCCACACCTTAATAATTTGTCACCAAATTTATCAATACCGCCAAACTCTTTTAACTATAATCTCAGTAAAATATTTTTTAAAGTTTTTGATCCATTTGAAAGAGATTACATGTTTATGTATAATGTTTGGGCACCAACACACGACCAATACAGTATATTAAAATATGGAGTTGGCCAAAAATTTATAAATCATATTGATGATTGCCAAGATTATCACCGTAGAATTTCTACTGTTTATTATGTTAATGACGATTATGTTGGCGGAGAGATTGAGTTTCCAAGATTTAACATATCATATAAACCAAAAGCAAATGAGCTATTAATATTCCCATCAACATATGTATATAATCATTCTGTGAACAGAGTAATAGAGGGTACTCGCTATTCTATTGTTAGTTGGCTAAAGTAAAGGTAGTCCAGGCAGACCAATCTTTGCCACCATTTGACATATGGTATGCAATCTTGGCATTTGTCAGGGGATTAAATAAATCCTCATTTTTGCTTAATCCATATTTAACTCTACGATCTTTCCCCATAGAACCAGTCATATTGATTTGAAATAGTCCATAGCAATTACTTGATCTATTTAATGCATATGGTCTATTGGTAGATTCTAGAAAAACTATTCTTTGTGCTATCTTAAGTCCCTTGCCAGAAAATCCAGCCTTTTGTAATATCTTCGTAATTTGAGGATCAGAAAATCTAAACTTTCTGCTTTCTGGATTTAGCCAAGGCCTAGGTGTTATGATTTTGATATTTACTCTATCAAATGCCTGCAATCTTTGTATAAAGTCCCAATTGCCAGTTTTAACAGTTTGCGTATAGATGACTGGCTTTTCTTCAGCCAAAGCCTGTGGCTGGCTAGAGCCAAGAAGGATAGCCCCTATTGACCCAAAAACTACTAATGATTTTTTAGTCAAGGGGGACATCCAAAACCCTAACAAACCTTATTTCTGCATTATCAAAAGCTGGGCTGTCTAAAGATATGATTTCTGTTCTATCACCCTTATTGAAGCCAGCATGAATTACTTTATTGTTTCCAATGTAAATAGCAGAGTGGTTGAAGTTTTTATATCCTTTATTTCTAAATA